CGACCGCCGCGGACCGCTCCCCGACGCCGATGATCGCCTTCGTGTGAGACCAGGGGTTTATCATGGTCGACGTGATGCGAACATGGATGACGCCAACTGCCGCTGGTGCCTGACCCCGCTCCGGGCGATCCCCGGAGCCGTCCCGATGTGCTCGCATTGCGACCTCAACGCCCACGATCCGACCGAGTGCGTGCTGTGCGCGGCCGGCGCCCGTGAGCTCGAGCGGCTGCTGAGGGACCTCCGGGCGTGACCCTGACCGCATCCTGGGCGCGTGGGGATCTTCCGCCGCAAAGCTGACACGTCCGCGGACGAGCTTCGCTATTCCTGGGACCAGTGGATGGGCGAGTTCTTCACGTACAACGGCACCTCCTACGGCTTCATGCCCAAGCAGACACTCACCGGAACGACGGAGAAGATCTCCGGCAACTTCACCGGGCTCGTCGCGGGCGCCTATCAGGCCAACGGCGTCGTGTTCGCGTGTTGCCTCGTTCGCCAGATGCTGTTCTCGGAGGCGCGGTTCCAGTTCCAGCAGATGCGCTCCGGGCGTCCGGGTGACCTGTTCGGCACGTCCGAGCTCGCGATCTTGGAGACGCCCTGGCCGGGTGGGACCACGGGCGACCTGCTCTCGAAGATGATCCAAGACGCAGACATGGCTGGAAACGCCTTCGTGCTGCGGCAGGGTTCGATCCTCACGCGACTGCGACCCGACTGGGTGACGATCGTGATGGACGCCGAGGCGTGGGAACCCTCCAACGCCGTGATCGGATACGTCTACCAGCCGGGTGGGCCTTCGTCCGGGCGTGACCCGGTGTCGTTCCTGGCCGAGAAGGTCGCGCACTTCGCGCCGATCCCGGATCCGCTCTCGCCGTATCGGGGGATGAGCTGGCTCCAGCCGATCATCACCGAGATCGAGGGCGACTCGGCCGCGACCGCGCACAAGAAGAAGTTCTTCGACAACGGCGCCACTGTGAACCAAGCGATCGTCCTCGACCCGACAGTCCAACTGGACATGTTCACCAAGCTCAAAGAGCAGTTCGTGAAGGACCACGAAGGCGTCGCCAACGCCTACAAGACGCTGTTCCTGGGCGGCGGAGCTGACATCAAGACCGTCGGCTCGAACTTCCAGCAGATGGAGTTCAAGACGACCCAGGGCGCAGCCGAGACGCGCATCGCTGCGGCATCAGGCATCCATCCGACCATCGTGGGCTTGTCCGAAGGGCTCCAAGGGTCATCCCTGAACGCGGGCAACTTCGGCGCGGCCCGCCGACTGACCGCCGACAAGACCATCCGTCCGTTGTGGCGCAACGCCGCCGGATCGCTCGCGAACATCGTCAATGTCCCCGGAGGCACGAGGCTCTGGTACGACGCACGCGACGTGGCGTTCCTGCTCGAAGACGAGAAGGACGCAGCCGACATCCAGCAGGTGCAGGCGACCTCGATCAAGACGCTCATCGACGGGGGTTACGAGCCGGATGCGGTCGTCGCAGCGGTGGACGCGGGCGACCTGTCGATGCTCGTGGGCCATCACACGGGCCTCAACAGCGTCCAGCTTCAACCTCCCGGCACGGTATCTCCCGACATCACGCCCGATCCAACGACCAACGGCCAGCCGATGCCGGCGATGAACGGAGGTATGCCGTGACAGGCACCCCACCATCGGATCAGATGGAACAGCTACCGACCGAGAACCTGTTCCGGGCGATCTACCCGGGAGTCGAGGTGCGTGACGTCACCGATGGGCAGCCCGTGTTGGTCGGACACTTCGCGCAGTTCAACGAGTGGGCCGAGATCGATTCGGCGTGGGAGGGACGCTTCATGGAGCGCATCGCGCCCGGAGCGTTCGCCGATTCCTTCGCGAAGTTCACGCCGAAGGTGACGTTCAACCACGGCCACGACCCCTCAATGGGCGACAAGCTGCTCGGATCGCCTGTCTCGGTGAGCGAGGACGCGGTGGGCGCAGCTTATGAGGTCCCGCTGTTCCCGTCTGTGCCGCCTCTTGTCCTTGACGGGCTACGCGCGGGAGCCTACGGCGCGTCGTTCCGTTTCAGCGTGAATCCCGGCGGCGAGGATGTCGTTCAGCGACCCAAGCTATCCGATCACAATCCCGAGGGTCTGCCAGAGCGGACGATCACAGCCGTGGAGGTCTTCGAGTTCGGGCCGGTCACGTTCCCAGCCTACGCCGGCGCCACGGCGGGCATCCGTTCCCTCACCGACCAGTTCAGGCCGCACGATCGCGACCAGGACATCGCGGAGATGGCGCGCGAGCATCCGAAAGAGCTTGCAGCGGTCATCTCCAAGGCACTCAAGGGCTCAGAGGCAGAGCCATCCGACCCCAAGCCTCAACCCCAGCCGAAGTTCCGCAGCAGAGAGGAGTACCTGGCATGGATGTCTCAGAGCTGAACGAGCTTCGCTCCGTCGAGGAGTTGAGCAACGCGCAGAAGGGCGTCAAGGCCGAGATCACGGCGCTCAACGAGGAGTTCCAGGGTCTGCCGTTCCCGCCCGAGCAGCGCGAGACCTACGCGGGGCTCGTCGAGGTGAACGAGGAGATCGACAAGCGCATCTCCGAGCTCGACAAGCGCCAGAAGTACCTCGACGCGATGTCGCGCGATCCCGGCCACACCATCAGGGCCGACCTGGAGATCCGCACGGAGCAGACGAGCGTCAAGGAACGCGACATCTACGACACGTCCTCGATGCGGATCGACCCCGACAACCCCGAGAGGGGCAAGCAGGAGTACCGCGACCGGGCGATGCGCGCCATCGAGCTCGCACACTTCCCGGAGACGGTCTCGAAGGAGCGGGCGCAGGATCACGTCGCACGCCTGCTCGACGAGTTCGACACCCCGGACGGGCAGTTGGCTCGGCGCATCCTCAAGACCGGCTCGCCGCAGTACCGCGCGGCGTTCCGCAAGTGGATGTCGGGCGTGCCGATGACCAACGAGGAGCAGCGTGCCTTCTCGCTCGCATCGACCGGCATCCCGCTGACCTTCACGCTCGACCCGACGATCATCCCGGTGTCCACTTCCGTGGTGAACCCGCTGAGGGCGATATCGTCGGTCGAGTCGATCGTCGGCTCGAACGAATGGCGAGGTGTGACGGCTGCGGCCATCACCGCTTCGCGTGCCGCAGAGGCCGCGGTGAACACCGACAACACGCCGACGCTCGCCCAGCCGGCGATCGTCTGCTCGCGTGTGCAGGCGTTCGTGCCGTTCTCGGTCGAGGCCGAGGGCGACTGGTCCGGCATGGACACCGCGCTCGCGCGGCTGTTCGCCGACTCCAAGGACGACGAAGAGGCCACGGCCTTCGCGACAGGCAACGGCACGCCACCCAACCCGTTCGGCGTGCTGACCGGCGCCACCGGGACCACGGCGGCGTCCTCCGGGCTCACGATCGCGGCGGCCAACCTCTACGCGCTGGAGGCGGCGCTGGCTCCGCGGTACCGCCCGCGGGCACAGTTCGTGGCGAACCGGGCGATGTACAACATCATCCGGGGACTCGACACCGCAGGCGGCGCCCAGTTGTGGGTCCGCGTCGGTGAGCTGGTCGGGAACGCACCCGCGTCGGATGGCGGCAACGGCAACACCGGGCTCAGGCTCCTGGGCTACCCGGTGAACGAGCTGTCCACGATGTCGGCAACGGTCGTGAACGCCACCAAGATCATGCTCCTCGGTGACTTCTCGCTGTACAAGATCATCGATCGGGTGGGCATGAACCTCGAAGTCGTCGCGAACCTCACGCAGCAGGCGACGGCGGGCACCGGGTTCGGTATGCCGACCGGACAGCGTGGGATCTTCGCCTGGTGGCGGAACGGCGCCAAGGTGCTGGACGCGGTGGGATTCCGCGCTCTGACCGGAACCACGTAAGCCCAAGGCTCCAAGGGCCGGGGGACAACCCCCCGGCCCTACGGGGTAGGAGAGGGAGAGCAGATGGCACCGAAGCGCAAGGCGGATTACTACAAGGTCCGGCAGTCGTTCGGCGTGATGATCGACGGCGAGCAGATGACGATCCACGCCGACGAGATCGTCTCGGTCGATTCGGTGCTCTACAAGCAGCTGAGCTCCGCCGCTCGCGAGGAACACCTCGTGCCGGTAACGAGCTTCGGGCGCTGGGACGTCGAGCAGGCGACCGCGGCACCCGGTGAGAAGCGGGGCGCATAGATGGCCTTCGGATACGACCGTTTCACGGCAGCACCGGCGGCATCGGCGAACAGGTTCGTGACGACGACGAACATGATCAACGGGGCCTATACGGTCGCGGTCGGGACTATGCCAACCGCTGGCGCACGCAAGGTCACCGTGACTCACACCGCGGTCACGGGTGTAGACACGCTCGGGGTCATCACAGTCACCGGGACGAACCTGGCCGGCGCGACGATCACCGACGTCATCACTCCATTGAACGGCACGGTCGCGACCGGCGTGAAGTTGTTCGCGACCGTCACGGCGGTCGTCGGGTCGGGCTGGGTCATCAACGTCGGCAACGACACGATCGTCGTCGGATGCGACGCGACCCAAGCCATCCTGGACGGACCGGGCACGCTGCATTCGGTCATCGTGAACACCACCGCCGCCGGAACGGTCACGCTGGCCGATTCCAAGGGAACCATCGCAGTCCTCAAGACGAGCATCGCGGAGGGCACCTACTACTACGACATCGATGTGAACACGCTGACGGTGACACAGACAGCGGCGTCGGACATCACCGTAGTTCGGAGCGCCGCATGGTAGGTGTGCCGAAGAAACTGCCCGAGCAGCTCGCTGAGTCCGAGGCGGATCCAATCGAAGAAGTGCAAGCACAGACCATCGACCCAACACTCGCCGTGAACGCGGCGCTGACGTAGAGGAGGCAATGCAATGGCAGGAGCAGCGTTCGCGGCAGTCAACGCTACGGCTGGCGCCGCCGCACCGAAGTCCCAGGTCGGGATCGTCGCCGCGACCGTGCGGTGCAGGGTCCGTGGCTTCCACATCGGCAACACCGCCGCGACCTCCGCCGGTGGCTTGAGGTTCATCCTCAACCGCACGACCGTCGGCACGGAGGCGAACACGGTCATCACCACGGCCAACACGCGGCTGGACAACAACTCCCCGAACCCGTCGGCTGCGGCGCACTCGACCTACACGGCCGAGCCGACCGCAGGCGTGACCGTGACGGACGTGGGATTCGATCGCGTGGGGACCTACATCCTCTGGTATCCCCCGGGCGTGGAGCCGTTCGCGACCGGCACCACACGGCTCACCTTGCAGAAGACGATCGGTACCGATACCGACATCTACGCCGGCACGCTCTACTGGGCGGAAGATTAATAGGTGCCGGCACGCCTGGTGCACCGCACGGCCTCGACCGTCTCGTTCGGCAAGGACGGCGAGGACCCGCACTGGGAAACCATCTGCGGGATGCGGCTCGGGGCCACCGAGGGGATGTTGCTCGACGGCGATCCGAAGCACACGACCTGCACTGGCTGCAACGGCAAGCGGGGAAACCCGCGGAAGGTGGCGCTGGTCAAGTGACCGGGACGCTAAGGGGAAAGACGCTGGATGAGAAACGCTACGGGCCGGGCTACCGCCCCGAGCCCGTAGCGTTCGTCAGCGCGCCGTTCACGGGATGCTCCGTCCAGCCCTGCACGGATCCGGTCTACGGCTCGGTCGAGATGTTCGTCGATGACGCGCCGCCGCAGCTTGACTGGTACTCGCGCCTGCTCGCTCGGCTCCCCGAGCGCACGTGGGTGCGGATGGGCTTCTGCATGAAGCATCTCGAGGACGTGGTGGCGCGATCGCTCGATACCATGGACATCACGGACCGATGGGCTCCATGGCGGGAGAATCCGCCGATGCTGTTCCGACCTCCGAAACTGGTATCGCCGGCAGCTGGATAGGGGGCTGGGATGCCGCTCGCGCTCCCGCGCTCATCGCGACCGCCGGGATTGCTCATAACCCCGTGGTCCCTGGAATCCATCGGCGTGCCGATCCAGGCAGCGGCGCAGGCCGTGCCCGCGTCGGCGCTGAACGCGAACGCCGCGCAACTCGCGCTCTACGTTCCCTTCCGGCTCGCGGAGACCGTGACCTGCTACAAGGTCTTCTGGAACAACGGCACGGCGGTCGCTGGCAACGTCGATGTCGGGGTCTACACCGAGGCGGGCCTGAAGCTCTTGTCGGCAGGAGCGACGGCACAGACCACGGTGTCCGTGCTGCAGGAGGTGGATACTACCAACACGGTTCTGCCCGGACCTGCCCGCTACTACATGGGGTTCGTGGCGACCGACGCGACCACGGCGACGTTCCTGCGGATCTCGATGCCGCTGGGCTTCGGTCAGTCGCTCGGCATATGCTCGCAGGCATCCCAGACGGCCCTACCCGCATCTGCGACCTTCGCTGACCCGGGAGGAGCATTTGTCTACCTGCCGGTATTCGGCATCGCGCTTCGGACACTGGCGGCTGTATGAGTCTCGCGGTCACAGACCTCGACGACCAACTACCGAACCCGCTTCACCTCATCCCTGCGTATGCGTCAGAGGGATCCGGCTACGAGCAGGCCATGCACGGGGTTGCGCCATCATCGGGGACCTGGCCTACCTCGGCGCGTGCCGTCTTCATCCCGTTCTACCTGCCGGATGACGAGACCGCGAAGCGGCTGTTCTATATCACCGGTACCAGCGCGGGGAACGGGGCCAAGACCGTCGACCTCGGTATCTACCTCGCGCCGACCGATGGAACGCTCGTGCTCAAGCTCCTCGTCTCGACGGGCAGCACCATCATCTCGGCGACAGCATCGGCGACGCACTTCATCGACATCACCGACACGTTCCTGGCTCGCGGTGAGTACTACCTGGCGATGGTCTACAGCAGCAGCGTTACCATCACCTGCCTGCGGCACCAGCCGACAGGGAGCCTCGGGCGGATGGAGGGGATCGCGACCATGAACACGGCGAGTCCGCTCCCTGATCCCGCGACGGTCGTGCTGGCGGCAACGACGGTCACTGTCCCGGTGTGCGGGATCAGCTTCAGGGCGAGCCCATGATCGCCGAGGTCCGCTCGCGGGTTCCTTCGTTGGTGAACTACATCCCTGCGCTCGACTACGATGGCATCGGCACCGACCTCAGCTCGGCGGGTCCCGGCGCTCCGGCGTCGGGCGCATACCCTTCCGCTAACCGCGCCATCTTCGTCCCGTTCTTCCTGCCGTTCGGTGAGACGGTGAAGCGGCTGTTCTACTGCAATGGGACGACGGGCGGGAACGGTACGCGCGCCATCGACCTCGGCATCTACCTCGCACCCACGGCGGGCGGCACCTCGCTCACCAAGCTCGTGTCGTCGGGGAGCACGGTCATCTCCGCCACGGCGAGCGCGACGGCCTACATCGACATCACCGATACGTTTCTGGATCGCGGTGAGTATTACATGGCGACCTGCTGTGACTCCATCACGACGACGCAGATGTTCATCACGCCGACGAACTCGCTGCAACGAGCGATGGGCATCGCGACGATGAACACCGCGTTCGTTCTTCCTGCGACGGCCACGATCGTTGTGCCCGCTGCGGGTGTCGGCATACCTGCTGGGTCGGGCATATCGTTCCGCGCGACCCCATGAGGAGGATCACATGGCGATAACAGAAGCGTTCACCGGCACCGCCACCATCGGCACGGCGGAGAACTCCTGCACGACGAACACGGCGGGACCCGATGTCGAAACCTCGGATGGCGTGTTCCAATGCTTCCTCGAGCTGAATGCCTTGGCCGACGGGGACATCTTCGAGTTCCGGGTCTATGAGAAGGTGCTGACCGGCTCAACGCAGCGCCAGGCGTTGTTGGTGACGATCACTAACGCGCAGGTCGATGCGGTGATGGTGATCCCTTCCCTGATCCTCATCAACGGGTGGGATATGACGCTCAAGAAGGTGGTCGGCACCGACCGCTCGATCAGTTGGAGCATCAGGAAGCTGGCCTAGGTGTCGGCAGGCTGGTGGTTCACTCCGACAGAAGCGGGGGCGACTGAGGTCCCCGTTCCCGACGAGCTCAAGGCCGCCATCGATCTGGTGGCATCCGGCGGCTGGTATGTCGGCCAGGTCGACAGCGACGACGCGGAGATCGTCGGGTTCTGGGCTGGACAGAACGACACCTCGACGCTCGACGTCACCGCCGCGTTCTTCCCCGGAGCAGCCGGCGGGGACGAGATAGGGGCGGCACAGGACTACACCGACGACTGGCCTCCCCAAGACGTCGACGATCCGTGGTGGTCACACGTCTACGGCTTCCCGGACTACGCAGCCGAAGCACTCGCTCCACCCGAGGCAACCACCACCGCGATCGTCGCCGCGCAGCCTGGGTTCAGTGACGACTTCCAGACCTACGTTCCCGAAGAGACCACCGACTACGCATCGCCTTCCGTACTCGACACCCCGACGGAATGGCCTCCACCTCCGAGCGACGTTGAAGCGCAAGCCGCTCAACCGCTGTTCTCAGAGCATGACTTCGACAGGCTCACCGCAGTCGAAACCCAGGACTATGCAAATGACTCGGCCCTCGACGTAACGCCGCAGTTCTTCCTGCCCGCGGCTCCTGAGCCTGACGAAACCTTCGCCGCTCAACCCCACTACGGCGAGTACCTCTGGCCGGCCGAGGAGACCGAGGACTACGCCTCCCCATCGGTTCTCGACACCCCGACCGAGTGGTTCCCACCGCCCACCGACGCCGAGGCCCAGGCCGCCCAACCCTCGTTCGACGCGCAGGATTCCTCCGCGTGGATCCCACCGGAAACCAAGGACTACGCGACCTCGACGCCGTTGGATGCCACCTTCCTCGACGCCGAAGCCCCGTTAGAGGTCCACGCCGCGCAGCCCTCGTTCGACGCTCAAGACCCCTCGGCATTCATCGCCGAAGAGACTCTCGACTACGCGAATGAGACGACGCTGGATGTCTCCGCACAGTGGTCGACGCTCTACGTCGAGCCGATCGAAACCTTCGCCTCACAACCGCATTACGGCGAGGCGTTCTGGCCCGAGCCCGAGACCGAGGACTACGCCAACGAATCGGCGCTCGATGTCACCTACCTGATCGCGGCTGCTCCTGCCATCGAACCGGATACCACCTTCGCCGCTCAGCCTCACTACGGCGACATCGGGATAGACCCCGAGGAGACTCAGGACTATCAGCCGGAATCCACGCTCGGCATCGAGGCCGCGTTCCTCACCTCCTCGATCCCGCCGGAGCTCGCGGCGTTGGGCGAGCCGCAGAACCCGGAGCTGTTCATCCCGGATGAGGTCGTCCAGGACTACTCGCACGACCCGACGCTAGACGTTGCGGCCTTCTTCGGGATCATCACGGCAGAACCGATCGAGACCTTCGCCGCTCAGCCTCACTACGGCGACTGGGCCTACTTCGACGCAGAGGC